CCGAAGAGCAGGGCGACTTGATCGCAGAGGGGGGTGAAACGAAAACTAGAGCATTTGAATGCCAGCATTGCGGCGGGCGCGATTTCACTCTGGATGACGGTAAGCCGATGCGCTGTCAGTGCGGGGCGGAAATTGTTGTGCGGTGGGTCAGGTGAACCTCCGGAAGGTCGCCAAGGGTAAGAATTGCAGCGTCTGTGGGGCTGACGACGGGACGATTGTTTTGGCTCATTTGCGCCTTGGATTTAATAGCGGGGTTGGCATTAAGCCGCCCGATCACCACGCGATGTACGCCTGTTTCTCCTGCCATTCGTACATAGATGGCGAGGGGCGAGGCGACTACAAAATTATGCTGGGCGGGTATTTGCGGCAGATCGACAAGTGGACAGAGGAAGGGGTGATTACATGGGCGAAGTGATGTATGTCTTTACGAAAGATCAAAGTGTCACGGTCGTAGATTGCACCTTCGGCCCTTGGACGCCTTTTGGCTATAACGCTTCGAGTGGTGTGATTAGCGTCCTGCCACCACAGCCGAGCGGCCTTCAACCTTGGCTGAACTACAACGAGAGGGTCATCACATGACGGAAAAAGAGGCTTTGATAACGCCAGCACTTTACACGATGCAAAACATCACGGTGACCGCTGCGGCTGGCGTGGTAACGCCAGACTTGGCAATGTCAGTGACGGCGCTGGGAAAGGCCATTGAGGCCCTCGCCATCGGCGTCCAGGAGGCAGCTAAGGCGCTCCAGGTAAGGGGTGGAAAGGTTGGTACTGGGGTCCGTATGGATTGCGGGAAGCAATGAAGAACTACGGGCGGAATATCTGGCTATGGCTGCGGGGCTTCCGGTGGCTGTGGAGTCGAGAGGCGGACCTGTATCACACGCGGGAGGGGGGTAGGTTTGGGTGGGTTGCCGGTAACCCGTGGACAAACCAACCAAGGACCGACAACAGCATCGTCTACCAGCCCGGCTGGGGGCCGTGGAAGTTCCTCCCGGTCTACCTCTTCGACGTGGGCGTCACCGTCCTGATCGCTGCCGGGGCTGTCGAACCCCTGAGCACGTTCATGCAACGGCACCGCGCAGGCTGGCTGAATGACGCTGTACTCGACGCTATCGAGAGGTTCGATGCTGACCACGGCGCAAACAGCGGTAAAGCCCTGTGGGGCAGCGTAGAGAGTCCCCTGTGGGTCAGGGTGGGGGTGCCTGCGGTGTGGGCGGGTCTGCTGATCTGGGGGTGCTGTAGTGCTAGATTTCATCCATTCGCAGGGTAAGGCCTGGGGCCGCTATATGCGCCAGTCACCGACCGGCTATTCCTCCCGAAGCGTGATGGGGAGAATCGTGGAGGAGGGGTCAGTCGGGGCGGCGATCAAGCAGTTCTTCCAGAAGATCCCGGTAACCGGCATCCCTCGGGGTGTCCTACCGTTCCACCGGGCCTATCTGCGCTTGCCTGAGCGGCTGCGTGAGGTTATTTTCGTGACCTATGTGGTGGGGGCAGAGCGGGATGCCAAGGCCGAAGCCTTGGGGATCACGAAGAGCCACATGTACCGGCTGCTGGATCAGGCGCACTACCAGATTGCCGGGGGGATGGACGTGGAAGAAACGCGGCTGAATGGGTTACAGGTGAACTAGTTAAACAGTGTCCCGCTTGTCCCACAATAGGGGACAGCACGGTGCTAGCTTTATGTCAACCTGCAGAAGTTGTCAGCGATGCAAGTAATCAGCGAGAAATCGGCGGTAACCATCACGGTAGCGTCCGAGGACTCTAACCAAGACCCGCTGACGCCTGCGTCTTTATCCTGGAAGCTGCATTGCCTAGCCACCGATAAGGATCTGAACAGCTGGACCGCCGTAACCAGTCCGACCAGCAAGCAGGAGATCACGGTGTCAGGGGCGCTGAATGCGATCCAGGACGACGGCAACAGGTTCGAGGATAAGCAGTTCCTGGTCAGGCTGGATAACGGGGCCGACACCCAGGAACACGCAGCCTTCGTGTACCGGGTGAAGAACCTTGGGGGAGTGGACTAATGGCCGCTCGCCTAACCACCCGACAGGCTGACTTAGCTAGGGAATCCATCAAGGTCAGTTTGCTGGTAAAAAAGCTTACCGATCATGTGCATGGCAAGGTCGAGATGGCTGCAACGCAACTCAGGGCAGCAGAGATCCTCCTGAAGAAGTGTTTACCTGACCTTCAGAGCGTTGAACACACCGGAGAGATGAGCTTCAAGGATGCAGGCCAACTCAGCCGTGAAGAACTCGTCAGTATCGCCGCAACAGGCAGCGCAGGAGTTGCTCAAGCGGATGGATGCGACGGAGAGCCTGCTCCCGTTCACCAGGTACTGCACTCCTAACTACCAATCGGGTCGTATCCACCAAGTCATCGCCGGGCAGTTAGACCGGGTGGTGTCTGGCGAGATCGACCGGCTGATGCTGCTCTGTCCACCGCAGCACGGAAAATCTCAGTTAGCCTCACAGCGTTTCCCGGCGTTTCGCTTGGGCAGGAACCCAACGCGGGATTTCATTTCCGCCTCAGCAACCTCGACGCTGGCTGAGAAGTTCGGCCAGGACGTGCGGGACTGCATTGCTGGCCCCGCTTACCGGAACCTGTTCGACACGACGCTCCAGGAGGACAGCAAGTCACGGGGTCAGTGGCGGACTTCTCAGGGCGGGAGTTACTACGCGGTCGGCATCGGCGGCGCGGTAATGGGTCGCGGCGCTGACGACCTGATGATTGACGACCCCTTCAGTTCGATGCTGGAGGCGCAGTCGCAGACCATCCGGGAGAAGGTCTGGGACTGGTATACCGGCACAGCGTACAACCGGGTGCGGCCAGGCGGTTCGATAGTCCTGATCTGTCACCGGATGCACGAGGACGATTTGGCGGGGCGGCTGCTCGCGGCGCAGGATAGTGGTGATAAATGGACGGTCGTGGAGCTTCCCGTGAGTGGGGAGCCGTTATGGCCGCAACGGTTCACCCCTGAGTTCTATGCGCGGCTGAAGTCGGTAACCCCGCCGCTTTACTGGTCCGCCTTGTACGAGCAGAACCCGCAGCCTGCTGAAGGCACGTTCTTCCAGCGCGAGTGGTTTTGGCGGTTTAAACCCGTGGATGTCCCGGTTGTCCGGAAGTACCTCACATCTGACTTCGCAGTCACTGAAAAGCAAGAGGCCGACTTCACCGAGCTGGGCATTCACGGTGCTTCTCAGGTAGACGGACGGATCAAGCTGTACCTGGGGATTGATGGCTGGTTTGGTCAGCAGGATCCGAGTCAGTGGATTGAGCAGTATGTGAATCTGGTGCTGAGACACCGGCCCATTGCCGAGTTTGGTGAGGGCGGGGTGATCCAGAGGGCGGTTGAGCCGTTCCTTAATCGTCGGAGACTAGAGCGCAAGGCCCACGGCAGGGTTGAGTGGCTGGCCTCGATCCTAGACAAGCAGGCGCGGGCCAGCAGCCTCAGAGCGATGGCGAGCATGGGCTTGGTGGGACTGCCGGATAACGACTACGGCGAGCGGTTACTGACCCAGCTACTGGGGTTCCCCGCTGGCAAACATGACGACGCGGTGGATATGTTGGGGATGTTGCCCCGAGCGTTGGACATGGCGCACCCGGCAGTGGGTAAAGCAGCGGCCCCGGCGATCAAGAAAGATCGGTACGACCGGGCCTTTGAGAAGCAGGAGAGTAGTGAAGCGTGGTGGGCGTAACAGACAATCAAGATGAGGTTCTGATCGAGCTGGTCAAGAACTTCGATGACTGGCTGGACGCCACCGACGACTCCCGTGAAGAGGCCGAACTGAGCCGGGACTACTACGACGGCAAGCAGCTGTCTGAGGACAAGCTCGCGGCGTTGAAGAAGCGTAAGCAGCCGCCGATCATCGACAACATGATTAAGGACAAGATCGAGTATGTGATCGGTCTGGAGTTGTCATCGAGAAGCGACCCGAAAGCCTATCCCCGGACGCCAAAGCACGAGGCCGATGCGGAAGCCGTTACGGACGCGCTCCGCTACATCGGCGATGCGAACGATTTTCCGACCGTGAAAAGCGACGTGGCGGAAAACGCCTTCATTGAGGGCTTTGGTGGGGCTGAGGTCTACGCCGCGCCGAAGCGCAATGAGATGGACATTCGTATTAAGCGCAACCGCTGGGAGCGGTGTTTCTACGATCCCTATTCCAGCGAGCGTGACTTCTCGGACGCGCGGTATCTGGGCACCTTTATCTGGATGGACCTGGAGGACGCCAAGGCCAAGTGGCCCAAGGTGAAGTTCTGGGACGCCGTAGAGGTTGCGATGAAGCAGGGGCAGGGGTCTGACGAGGACCGGCCCGGAGATTTCCACCTGGACCGCTCCAGACGGCGGGTGCGGGTGATTGAGGAATACTGTCGCAAGGGCGGCAAGTGGTACCGGGCCAAGTTCGTCAAGTTCGGGTATGTGGAGGCCTACGGTCCCTCACCCTGGCTGGACGAGGATGGGGAGCCAGAGCATCCCTACTGTTGGATATCGGCCTATGTGGACCGGGAGAACGCTCGATACGGGTTGGTGCGGCGTTATCGGGATCTGCAAGACGAGATCAACGACCGGCGGTCCAAGGCGCTGCATTTGCTCAACGTGAATCAGTTGTGGGCTGAGGACGGGGCGTTTGATGACCCCCAGTTGGCACGACGTGAGGCGAGCAAGCCCGATGGGCTGATCCTTTACCGGCAGGGTTTTGAAGCCAAGCTAGAGAAGAACCTTGATCTGGCGCTGGGCCAGCAGTCGCTGATGGATCAGGCGCGTCAGGCGCTGAGTGTGACGGGACCGAAGGCGTCAACGTCGTCCTCGCCGAACCAATCGGGCCGGGCAAAGCAGATCGACCGGGAGTCTGATGTTTTGGAGCTGGGCCGGTTATTTGACCAAATTCGCAGTTTCCAGAAGCAGACCTATCGCAAGACCTGGAACCGGGTGCGGCAGTTCTGGACCGAGGAAAAGTGGGTGCGGGTCAGGGACGACGAGGGGGCACCCAAGTTTGTCGCTTTGAACCAGAAGCAGACCGCTGGCGAGGCGGCCAAGTCGATCATGGAGAAGGCGCAGAAGGACGGGTTACAAGACCCCTCAGAACTGACGCCCGAGGATCAGCAGATCCTGCAGATTGCCCAGTTCCAGCCTGATGCGGTCATTCGGATCAAGAATGCCACCGCTGATCTGGACGTAGACATCTCGATAGACGAAGCGCCGGACGTGGTGAGCCTGCAGCAGGAGCAGTTCACTAACCTGGTTGACCTGGCTCGCGCTGGGGTGGTGTTCCCGCCAGAGGTTTACGTTGAGGCATCAGCCCTGCGGAACAAGAAGCAGATCATGGAGAAGCTGAAGGGTGGCGATAACCCGCAAGCGCAAGCCGCCGCACAGGCGCAGGCCCAGTTGCAGCAACGGGGTGCCGAGGCTCAGGTGGCGAAGGTTGAGGCTGAGGTCGGAAAGATCTCCGCTGAGACTCAGCAGAAACAGATCGAGAACATGGCGGGCCAAGCGGGCCTAGCCGGGATGGCGACCGCCGCCCCGCCGGGGATGATGTAGTTGTGCCGGTTGAGGAGAACACGTCCCTCGCGTTACTGAGGCCGAAGCAGTCCCCGACGCTAGGCTCCGTCCTGTCTCCAGATCAGGCGGTGCGTTACGGGGGGATGGCCTCTGACGCGCTGAGTGGGGCTTACGCGACGTGGAAGGCTGGCGCGCCGGTGGCCGCTCCGAGCATGAAGGAGGCTGGTGGTCGGATGGCGGTAAACCTGGCCTCGATGCTGGGGATCACGCCGGAGGTGACTGGGGCTTATCGGGCGGCGGGTGGTGATGTGATGAACCCGGCATTTCGTACCGCGCAGTTGAAGGGGATGATGGGCGCGATCCCGCTGGGTGGGATGACGGTGTATCACGGTTCGCCCCATGTGTTTGACAAGTTCAAGCTGGACAAGATTGGGACGGGTGAGGGGAATCAAACATACGGGCACGGGATGTACTTTGCGGAGAAACCAGGTGTTGCCGGTAGTTATCGCACGGCTGGAGTTGATATGTCGGGTCTGACTAACGACATGGGGAAGGTAGCCGAGGAGTTCTACAAGGCGCTTGGTCCGCTTTCTGACGGTACTGTACAAGCAGGAAAATACGGTAGAAGGATTGGTAAAGATAAATTCTTTTCTGAGTTCGCCGAGCAAAAGTTAAGCCCGCACGATTTCCCGGCATCTGTTAGGGAGAAGGTAGAGAAGGTGCTTATGCCTAAAGGCTCCCTCTACCACGTAGACATCCCCGACGACGACATTGCCAAGATGCTCGACTGGGACAAGCCGCTGAGTGAGCAGCCGGAGAGTGTGCGTAAGGCGTTGGCCTCGCTGGGCGTTGAAATACCATCGGCGGTCGTGCTTGCTGAGGCCAAGGCGCAGCGCATTACCGCTTTTGATCGCTGGCATAAGGCCGAGTCCGCTCTCCGCTACGACGGGGTAGGGAGTACAAAGAACGTAGAGCATCTCTATAAAGGTTTTCTGGCGGAGCAGAGTGCCGAGCAGCGACTCAACTCGATTGAGGCTTGGACCGGGGAGAATGCGTACCGTAGCCTTTCCCCTAACTCAGATCGCGAAGCGTCGGAAATCCTAGTAGCCGCAGGCATCCCCGGCCTCAAGTATTTCGACGGCACCAGCCGCAGTGCCGGAGAGGGGACACGCAACCTCGTCCTGTTTGACGAGAACCTTGCAAAGATACTGAAGCGCGAATAGGCGCTGCAACAGGCTTCTGGCTACTGACCCGCTTCGGCGGGTTTTTTATTGCCCAAGTGCCGCCGACTTTACGGGCGCAGTCCCCCGCGCCCACTGGGCGCGGACAACTCCTAGAAACCGGCTGGAACCCGCGCCGTTGTGCGGTTTTAGTGGGCGCGGACAACTACCGAAAATGGGCGCGGACAACTACCGAATAAGTGCCGCCGACTTTACGGGCGAACGGGCCACCGCCGATCGGGTGATCGTGATTTCCCCACGTACTGGGAATGGAGTGACCGATGACCGATACAACTTCCCTGGATGCAATTCTTAGTGGGACTGCCGCAATTACCCCCGAAAGCACCGCAAGTGC